GATGTTATTCAAACAGAGATTGACGACATTTGGAAAGCGTATGATAGTATGGTTGAAAACCCCCTTTAGGAAGTTGTTTGGTAAACGCTGTACTTGTGAAGAAAGTGTTTCATAATGGCAACAACTAAAGATGTAGAACGTTTACCTAGTGGTAAGCTAAAGTATCGGGGTGAAACATACCCAGGATATAACAAACCAAAGAAAACTCCTGGTGGGTCTAAGAAGTCTGCTGTACTTGCTAAGAAAGGCAATGAGGTAAAGGTAGTTCGTTTTGGTGACCCTGACATGACTATAAAGAAAAACATACCAGGAAGACGTGCAAACTTTCGTGCTAGACATAATTGTGATACAGCCAAAGATAAGTTCACTGCACGTTACTGGTCTTGCAAGGCTTGGTAATATGGCAACACCTACAAACAAAGCTCTGTACAACAGAGTAAAGAATGAAGCTAAAAGAAAGTTTAAGACATGGCCCAGCGCATATGCGAGTGCTTGGTTAGTTAAGACGTATAAGGCACGTGGAGGTAAATACAGTGGCTCATCAAAGAACAAAGTCAAGTCACGTACTGCCTAGTCGTAGAGGCTTTGCTAAAGGTGGTCTAGGTAAATGGTTTGCTGAAGACTGGACTGACGTAAAGACTGGCAAGAAGTGTGGACGATCTGGTAAGGATGATAGGGGCAGACCTTACCCAGCCTGTAGGCCAAAAGCTGTAGCAGGTAAAATAAGTAAGAAAGAAGCTGCAAAAAAGACTGGACCTAAGAAGGTAAAATGGTCTACAACAGCATCAGGGAGGAAAAGAACATAATGAAAAGGATAACATATGTCATTTCTCCAAAGCAGCATACCGTACTTCAAAGCATGGGTACGTAGAGAATACACTAAGAACTTAGAAGAGTATCATGGCGACTTTCTACACGCTATGGTCATTGGCGTTACTACAATGCCAAATAGAACACTGAGCTTTCAAGTATTATTTACTGGATGTGAATCAGACTTAGATGGCTCAGAAAATGTACATGGTGGTGCTATGTGGGCTAGAATGCCTTTGACTGCACTAGTAGCTGATACACCATTAGAGCAATGGCCTGAAGAGTTACCACCATATTTAGCACAGCCCTGGGATTGTATGTCACATACACACTCTGTATACAAACTAGAGAGAGCAAGCCCAGCGCCTTGGATAGCCAAAGTAGACGGAGAGTTCTACCCAGCCAAATACTACTTTACTGTAGACTACACAGATAACGAAGTCGCTGATGATCCAGCGCAGCACAAACAGTCTCATGTATTAGAACTACTAGATGCAGGAGAATACACTGGTAACATGGTTGCGTTACCCAATAACAGAGTGAGAGTAACTCACCCAGCTTGGTTTGAAACTGGACAAGGTGCGCCAGACTTTAAACCGAATCAACATATGTTTAACTCAAAAGAAAACGTAGACTATGTATGGGATACGCAACGAGTTTTCAACAATCTTTACAGCGAGGACGAAGAACAATGATGAAGAAAAAAGGTTACGCAATGGGTGGCATGATGAAAAAAGGCTACGCTAAAGGCGGTATGAAAAAGAAAGGCTATGCTGCAGGTGGGTTAAAACCAGCACCAAATAAAGGCGCAGCAAAGTTACCTAAAAAAGTACGTAATCAAATGGGCTTTATGTACAGTGGCGGTATGGCTATGAAAAAGAAGGGCATGGCTAAAGGCGGTGCTATGATGAAAAAGAAAGCCTTTTCAAGAGGTGGGTTTTTAGCAGGACCAATGAAACCGTTAAAGATGAAGTCTAAAGGTGGTTCTAAAGGTGGAGCCAGAGGCGGTAAGAGATAAAGTAAATGGCCTTTTCAGATACTGCTAAATATTTTACAAAAGCTAAAAACTTATCTGCTACATCAGGTGGGGCAAGTGGTGATGTTATATACACTTGTCCTAATAACTTTGTCAGCTTAATTACTTTTATGCACGTATCCAGTGGATCATCTAGTACAAAGAAGTACAGCTTACAATGGTATGAAGCAGCTACTACTACGTATCACTTTATAATTGATGAACACAGTGTAGCAGGTAATGGTATTGAAGAAGTTGTAGAGGGTGGTGCATACCTTGCATTATCTTCAGGTGATAAGATTGTAGGCTTTGAAGATAGCAGTTCTGACTTTCATGTAATACTATCAGGCGAGGAACACTTTCAACCGACATAACGGGTATGCAATAATAGGTACTACTACCTGACTTACTTTTAGGTATAACTATCTCCGCACACAAACAAAGGAGATAGTGCTATGAAAAACTTACTAAGAAAGATGTGGGATAACCACGTAATCAGACAACAGAAACGTGCAGACTTCAGAATGCTACACATGTTGGATGATAGACAACTAAACGATCTAGGAATAGGTAGATCACAAATAAGGAATGCAATATATGGCAAGGAATCTAACGGATAAGCAGCAAAGATTCTTAGATGTATTATTTGATGAAGCTGGCGGTGATGTTGTCGCTGCTAAGAAGTTGGCAGGTTACGGTGATAACAGCAACACTGCAGCGATTGTTGAATCTTTAAAAGATGAGATTGGTGAGAAGACTCGTACATATTTTGCACGTACTGCACCTAAAGCTGCTATGGCTATGGTTGGTGCGTTATACGATCCGACAGAGCTAGGCATCAAAGAAAAGATGGTTGCAGCAAAAGACTTGCTTGACAGAGCAGGACTTGGTAAGGTAGATAAAGTAGATGTTACTAGCGGTGGTGGCATCTTCTACCTACCACCAAAAGAAGGTACAAACGAATAATACCACAAAGAGAGTTAGGCTTTTGGCAATTACCCAAACCGCCTAAGACACACAATAAACAATGGCACAAGATTGTCAGGCTAACTAAGAAGATACCGTTTGGTTATGAACTAGATCCTGACAATGATAGATTACTTGTACCTATAGAACATGAACTAGAAGCTTTAGAGCTTGCAAAACGACACCTCAAGCAGTATAGTTACAGAGCAGTAGCACAATGGTTGAGTAAAGAAGCAGACCGCTACATATCACACATGGGTCTAAAGAAGAGAATAGAAGTTGAGCAAAGACGTAGAAAAGCATCTATCACTAAACGTAAGCTTGCCAGGTGGCTCGAAGAAACGCTTGCGGAAATCGAAAAACTCGAAACACAAGGAGTCGGTGCATACTCAGAAGCCAGCGGAGATAGAAGCCCCCCAGAACGAACCTATCCCAGCGCAGGTAGTAGCAACTGACTATGACGTTGAAGAAGCACAAGAAGTCGTATTCAAACCGAATGAAGGTCCACAGACCTCCTTCTTGAGTTCTTCTGAAAGAGAAGTTCTGTATGGAGGGGCAGCAGGTGGTGGTAAATCATATGCTATGTTAGCAGACCCATTACACGGCCTGAACGATCCTAACTTCTCTGGACTCCTTGTGCGACACACAACTGAGGAACTAAGGGAACTCATACAAAAGTCACAGGAGTTATATCCACGTGCAGTACCAGGAATCAAGTGGTCAGAGCGTAAGTCACAGTGGACTTCTCCTAAAGGTGGAAGACTGTGGATGTCGTATCTGGATAAAGATACCGATGTCACACGATACCAAGGACAGGCTTTTAACTGGATTGGATTTGACGAACTTACTCAATGGCCTACACCTTACGCTTGGGATTATATGAGGTCACGTCTTCGTAGCGCACACAGTAGAGACTTAGGACTTTACATGAGAGCTACAACAAACCCAGGTGGTGCTGGACATGCTTGGGTCAAAAAGATGTTTATAGATCCTGCACCTGCAGGTAAAGACTTTTGGGCTACAGATGTTGAGACTGGAAAAACAATCACCTTCCCTAAAGGACACAGCAAGGAAGGTCAGCCTTTATTCAAGCGTAGGTTTATTCCTGCATCTCTCTTCGATAACCCATACCTTGCCGAAGAGGGTGACTATGAGGCCATGCTCTTATCACTACCAGAGCATCAGAGGAAGCAACTCCTCGAAGGAAACTGGGATGTCAACGAAGGAGCAGCGTTCCCAGAGTTTGACAGAACAAAACACGTTATCGAACACTTTGAAATTCCTGAATCGTGGTCGAGGTTTCGTGCTTGTGATTATGGGTATGGTAGTTATACTGGAGTTCTTTGGTTTACTGTGGCTCCTGATGAGCAGCTTATAGTATACAGAGAAATGTATGTCTCTAAGGTTACAGCTACAGACTTAGCTGATATGATACTAGAGGCAGAAGCTAAAGACGGTGGAATGAGATACGGTGTGCTTGATAGTTCTTTGTGGCACAACCGAGGCGATACTGGACCATCACTAGCAGAGCAGATGAATATGAAAGGATGTCGATGGCGTCCTTCTGATCGCTCAAGAGGTTCACGTATCGCAGGTAAAAACGAAATACATAGGCGTTTGAAGGTGGATGACTTTATAGAAAAGCCTATGTTAGTATTTATGAATAACTGTGTGAACACCATAGCACAGATACCAAGCATCCCACTGGACAAAAAGAATCCAGAAGATGTAGATACAAAAGCAGAAGACCACTTGTATGATGCGTTAAGATATGGTATAATGACAAGACCACGTAGCAGCATATGGGATTATAATCCTGCAAAACAACGATCTGGTTTTCAAGCCAGTGATTCAACGTTTGGATATTAAATGGAAGTTTTTGTATTAGTAATAAGTATATGGGGAAACAATGGAACTGACTGGGTATATACAGGTAATCAGTATGTATCACAAGAAATGTATACACAGGAAGAGTGTCTAAATATGGCTGACACATCTAGCTGGAACAAGTTTCGAAACAACCCATACTACGACATACAACTAGATTGTTTTAACAAGGAAGAATATAATGGCTGAACAGGAAGAAATGTTTGAAACAGCAGAGGTTGTTGCAGCAGAGGACACACTAGACTCTATCTTCAAAGAAAAAGGTAGCGTGATAGGTTTTATAAAAGATAGATACAAAAGATCTGAAGACTCTAGATATGCAGATGAGCAAAGATGGTTGAAGGCTTACCGCAACTACAGAGGCTTGTATGGTAGTGATGTACAATTTACAGACGCAGAGAAGTCTCGTATCTTTGTAAAGGTAACAAAAACAAAAACATTAGCAGCGTATGGGCAGATAGTAGATGTACTGTTTGGTAACAATAAGTTTCCACTATCTGTAAATCCTTCTGTTCTACCTGATGGTGTAGCAGAATCAGTGCATCTAAATATAGATCCTAGAGCAGAAGCAGGGCAAGCTGCTCTTAGTGCAGCTATGGGTTCACCAGCGCCAAGACCTTATCTTATAGATGGTGACACAGAACTAAAACCCGGTGAAACTCTTATAGATCTACAGGCTAGACTCGGAGGGTTAGAACAAAAGTTAGAACCTGTATCAGAAAAGATTATAGAGGGTGATGGCACTACAGCTACTAGTGTTACGTTTCATCCTGCTATGGTTGCAGCTAAGAAGATGGAAAAGAAAATCCATGATCAGCTACAAGAGTCAGGCGCTACTACACACCTAAGAAGTATGGCATTTGAGATGGCACTTCTAGGCACAGGTGTAATGAAAGGTGCATTTGCTGTAGACAAAGAGTATCCTAACTGGAACGAAGACGGTGAGTACGATCCTATTGTTAAGACTGTTCCAGAATGTGATCACGTTTCTATATGGGATTTCTACCCTGACCCTGAAGCAAAGGATATGGATGAGGCAGAGTATGTCGTACAAAGACATAAGATGTCACGTACACAACTACGCAAACTAAAGACACGTCCATACTTTATGGATGATGGTATACAGAATGCTATAGACAAAGGACCAGACTATACACAGAAGTACTGGGAAATGACTATGGAAGACGATGACACCCAGCCAACATCAGAACGTTGGGAAGTGTTAGAGTTCTGGGGTTACGTAGATACAAAACTATTAGAAGAACATGGTGTAGATGTACCTAGTGAGCTTAGTGACTTAGACGAGGTAAACTGTAACGTATGGATAAGCAACGGTGAAGTACTACGCTTTGTACTAAATCCATTCAAGCCTACACGTATACCTTACTACGCTGTACCATACGAGCATAACCCATACTCCTTCTTTGGCGTTGGTATTGCTGAGAACATGGATGATACACAGACATTGATGAATGGCTTTATGCGGATGGCTATTGACAATGCTGCAATGTCTGGTAATCTAATCATAGAAGTAGACGAGACTAACCTAGTTCCAGGTCAAGACCTTTCTGTATATCCCGGAAAGATTTTCAGGAGACAAGGTGGCGCTCCAGGACAAGCTATCTTTGGTACAAAGTTTCCAAACGTGGCACAAGAAAACATGCAACTATTCGATAAAGCGAGGGTTTTAGCTGATGAAAGTACTGGGTTTCCTTCATTTGCCCACGGTCAAACAGGGGTGCAAGGAGTTGGCAGGACTGCTAG